CTCAATCTTGCACAAATTTCGTTTTATAAGCTTTTGAGGTGAATATTATGTCTAGACCGTCCAAGCCAATACAGCTTTACATAGCAAAAGGCAATCCTAACCGCCTTACAAAATCTGAAATCAAAAGACGCGAAGAAGATGAAATAAAACTTGGCGCAAAAAATATGAAGTGTCCTTCCTATGTGAAAAATGACGCTCCAGCCTTCGCAAAATGGAAGGAAATAATCAAGATTTACAAGGACATTGACTTTGTTTCCTCCGGTGACGTTGACCTGTTGGGGATGTACTGCATGTCTCATAGCCAGTATTTGAGACTTATGGACCAACAACGCCGCATTGATCGGTTTGAGGCTAATTATAGTAAACTTGAAGAATATTTCGACGCTGAACTACTGGAAGGACTTGACGCCTTTTTTAAGTTCGGGCCCGTGATGCAACTAGAGGCCGCCATCAATAAAAAAATGGATATGCTGATTAAGATGGAGGACCGCCTCTTTCTCAGTCCTTTATCTAAGGTTAAGAACATCCCCAAAAAGGAAGTTAAAAAAGAAGATCCACTCGCAAATAAGGGGTTTGGCAATGTATAGGAGGCGTATTCATGAGAGACTGGAATGAATATTACGAGGCTATAAGGTTAATATTGTCGCCGCCAAAAGGGATAGAACCGCCTTGTACTACTTGCAAGTACTGGCATCCCGTTTTATATGGCATTGAGCAGGGTCTAGGAATGAGACTTTGTCATAACGATAAAGAACAGGAAAAGGATTTTAGTTGTTTTAGGGCGAGGTAACGTATGAGTCTTCGCAATGAACTTACCCAATATTCCCGCGACATCATAGACGGTGAAATCATCGCCTGTCAAAAGCATAAATGGGCCTGTATGCGATTCATGCGCGACCTTGACCGCGAAAACACAGATTCATTCCCTTTTGTATTTGACGAAGCGGCAGCGCAGAGGTTTTTAGATTGGATGTCCTTATTCAAGCATCGCAAAGGCGTCCTAAAAGGCCAAAACATAGAGCCGCATATAATACAAAAGTTTATCTTCGGCAATATTTACGGCTGGGTGCATCGCGAAACCGGCTACCGGCGATTTACAAAGGCGTATTGGCAAGTCGGCAGGAAGAATGCCAAGAGTCAAAGCCTTTCGTGTGTGGCATCTTATGAACTTATGGCACTTGGCGAAGGGGCCAGCGAGGTCTACTGCGCGGCCACAAAGACGCAGCAAGCCCGAATAGTATGGGATGAAACAAAAGCCATGCTAGAGGCTTGCCATGATCTGCGCGGGAAGTTTAAAGTTGCCTATAGCGAGATTGTACATCCAAAAACAGGGTCTATCATGCGGGCCTTATCCAAAGAAGACAGCAAGACAGGTGATGGTTTTAACCCCCAATGTGGCATAATTGACGAATACCACGCGCACCAAACGACAGAAATGTACGATATTATAGATTCCGGCATGATAGCCAGGGCGCAGCCGCTAATTATGATCATTACTACTGCCGGTTTTGAGTTAGACCATCCTTGCTATAGAATCGAATATCATCTTGTTAGTAAAATCATTAATCCGGCAATGGAATATGAAAACGACAACTATTTTGTGATGATTAACGAGCTAGACAAGGATGACGATGGAAAACTTATTGATGATTTAGCAGATGAGTCCTGTTGGGTTAAGGCTAATCCGATTGCATGCAGCTACCCGGAAGGTATAGCATCGGTAAGAAGGCGGCTTGATGTAGCGCAAGAAGCTCCTGAAAAAATGCGCGACTTTAAGACCAAAAACATGAATATTTGGATTAATGAACGCGCTTGCGGGTACATGCCGATGAATAAATGGGGCGCATGCAAGGGAGAAATACCGGACTTAACCGGTAAAAGTTGTATTATCGGCGTTGACTTGTCGACCCGCATTGACTTAACTTCTGTAGCCTTTGAATTTTTAGCAGATGGAAAGTATGTTATCCTTTCGCATTCATTTATGCCTGAAGATCGCATTGCAGAGAGAATGAAAACCGATAAAATGCCTTTTGATTTATGGGTGGAAAATGGATACATAACGGCAACTGAAGGTTCGGTTATTGATTACAATCATGTCCAAAATTATATAGTTGACATGGTAGAAAAAAATAATTGGTCAGTAAAAGAAGTTTGCTTCGACCCTTTCAACTGTCAGCAGTTTGCAAACCAACTTCATACAGATAAAGAATATGAGTGCATCGAGGTTCGGCAGGGCCGTCCAACACTTTCCGAGCCGACGAAAAGTTTTCGGATATCGGTTTACGAGAAAAGGGTAATCCATGATGGCAATCCGGTGCTGGAGTGGGCCGTAAGCAATGCGGTTACAAGTTCTGATGACAAAGAAAACATAATGCTGGACAAATCAAAATCAACTCAACGCATAGACCCCATTGCAGCAGTAATAAATGCTCATGTGCGGTCTATTTTATTTGAAGATGATACTAGCGTTTATGAGTCAAGAGGGATGTTGATATTTTAGCAAAGAAAAACCGCCCGGAGGCGGCTAACACCTAAAATTATACGATTCAATATTATCAAAAGTTCCGCAAGATGTTTTATGTTTACTAACTGCTATGTATAACTTATTGCAGTATCCAACGTATTCTTTCCCCGCTATTTCTTGACACTTTTTTGCTTTTTCCGAATTTATATCAAACTCATTACAATGTCCACATCTAAGAATCAGTTTTTTCATCTTTTCTCCACTCCTTCAATAATTTTCTAACCTTGTCGTATTCTTCATCGCTCATTCTGATTGACCGCATTTTCCCAATCGGGGGGCGACCTGCCCCCTGCCGAGCTCCGCCTCTCATGAATTGTAAACCCTAAAAACTTTTGGCTTAGTATTGCCGTCTTTGCGTCGATGAGTTTTTTTGTACTCTATAAAACCTTCCGGGGTTGCAATGTACCGTCCTCTGCGAAACAAAGAAAAAATGCCGTCCGTTTTTTCAAATTCCTTGGATACCTCGAAGGCTATCAGCTTGACTGAAACCTTATGGCCTATTTCGTCGGCGTGTTCATATTGTAACCGACGGATTGAGATGGTTCCGCTCTGAAAATCAGACACCGCCTGGTTGGTGCTGTCAATATGGATTGACATTTTTACCGCCCCTTTCTTTATCTAACCTAAGTATACCATGGTGCTTAGATAATGTCAATACAATTTCAAATAATAATTAAAAGTATTTTAGAGAAAGGAGGCCAAGTGATGCTGAAATTCAAGCTACCAAACAACAATGACTTACTTGTGTTAATTGGCATGGGATGTTTAATATTTGGCGCTTATCAGGTTTATCAACCTGCTGCCGCCGTTGTTGCGGGGTATTTTGCGCTAAAAATTGGCTTGGCTGGGCCGGGAGGTAACTAATGGGAGTTGCAGACGCATTAAGACGTTCGATATCATTTACCGACCTAGCCAGCCCGCAGCAATGGCTTGTGGATATGTTTGGAGGCATCCCTAGTAACACCGGCGTTGTTGTCAACCAGCAAACAGCCTTGCGAAACAGCGTTGTATATTCCTGCGTCCGCGTGGCGGCTGATACTGTGTCAACTTTGCCGCTTGATCTGGTGGAAACATTGCCTGATGGCAGCACAAGAGTAGCAAAAGAAAACCCGCTTTATCACCTGTGGAATGTCAGGGCCAATCAAGAAATGACCGCCTTAGCTCTTAGAGAGGTTATGCAGGGTCATATCGAGACTTGGGGCAATGCGTATGCCTACGTTGAAAAAGACAAGTACAACCAGTTCCAGGGCTTCTGGCCGCTACGTCCTGACCGAACATGGCCGCAAAGGAACCCAACCACCAAGAAAATAGAGTACAGGACAGTTTTGCCCAATGGCGCAGGAGTGACCTTGCAAGCTGACCAGGTTTTGCACATTCCCGGCTTCGGGTATGACGGCCTTGTCGGGTACAGCCCGGTTACACTCATGCGTGAGGCTATCGGAATGAGCCTGGCAATGGAAGAGTATGGCGCTAGGTTTTTTTCGTCTGGGGCGAAGTCAAGCGGCGTAGTGAAGTCCACTAAAACCCTGAGCGAACCTGCGCAAAAGCGACTCAGGGAGCAATTTGAGTCAATGTATTATGACCTATCAAAAGCACACAGGACCATGATACTTGAAGAAGGCATGGACTATGACAACATAGGCATCCCTCCAGAGGATTCGCAGTTTATTGAGTCACGCAAGTTCCAAATCAGCGACATAGCCAGGGTTTGGCGCATACCACAGCACATGATAGGCGACCTTGACCGCGCCACCAACAACAATATAGAGCATATGTCCTTGGAATTTGTGATTTATTCGCTGACTCCGCGCCTTGTTAGAATCGAAAAGACGCTGAACGCCAATATATTGACCTCTAAAGAGCAGCAAACGCTAACCTTTCGGCATGATGTGGACGAGCTTTTACGCGGTGACATGAAATCCCGCTATGATGCTTATTCTGTTGGCCGAAACGGCGGATGGCTAAACGCCAATATGATACTCAAAAAAGAGGGAGAAAACCCCGTCGAGGGCGGGGATGTCATGTGGCAACCTGTAAATATGATGCCCGCAAGCCTATCAGAGGCTTTTTGGAAGTCAAAACAGGGTCAAGGGCAACAACAGACACCGAAAGGAGGTAAGGAACTTGAATAAGTCTCCTATTGTTACGCCGGAAAGGCGTTTTTTTCATGCCCAGAACATTGAATTGAGGGTAGATTCTACTGGCGACAGCCCGGTAATATCTGGCTATTCGGCAGTATTCAATTCCTTTTCAGAGCCAATTATGGGCATCTTCAGGGAACAAATCATTCCGGGAGCGTTCGCCGACTGTCTCAAAAGCTGTGATGTTCGGTGCTTGTTCAACCATGACTCGAATTATCCACTTGGAAGAATGTCAGCCGGAACTCTAAGCCTAGAAGAAGACGAAACCGGGCTGAACATGAGGAACACGCCACCGGATACACAGGCGGGGCGCGATGTTATAACGTCGATTAATCGCCGGGACATCACGGGGCAAAGTTTCTCTTTCAATGTTGCGTCTAAAGGCGACAAGTGGGAAGAAACTCCTTCTGGAATACAGCGATCTATAACAAAATTCAGCGACATTTACGATGTCGGGCCTGTTACCTTCCCGTCCTATTCCGCTACCTCCGCAGGTATGCGGGATTTTTTATGCGCCGCCGACATTGACGCGGAAGCCCTGGCTGGCGTTGCCTTTCGATCTGCCCACAAAATGCCGCTACGATCTGGCGACTTGGACCTTATCCAAAAATCCATTATTGCCTTGCGGTCATTCGTGCCCGGCATAGGGGGTGAACCGTCCGCCGACTTGCGCCGCAAACGTCTGCAATTAGCTGAAAAATTTTAACAAAAATAAGGGGGAATTAAACCGTGACTAAACTCGAGGAAATGCGTACCGAACGCGGTAAACTTGTCAAACAAGCCCGTGATATTGTTGACCTGTGCGACAAAGAGAAACGATCCATTACCGCCGAAGAAGACAAGCAGTACGAAGCAATTATGGCAGACGTTGACGCGAGGGCCAAAGATATTGCCCGCGAAGAACGCCAACAGAGCGCCGAAGCTGACCTGCGCGATCATCCAGGGAAGGGAACTCCTGGCGACGAAACCCGCGATGACAACACCGGCAAAGAACTCCGTAAACAATTCGCCGGATTCCTTCGCTCTGGCAATGTAACCGGCGCTGAACTCCGCGCACTCCAGGCCGACTCCGACACCGCAGGCGGCTATCTTGTGGCGCCTCAGATGTTTGTCAACCAAATTATCAAATTTGTTGATGACTTCTGCTTTATCCGGGGCATGGCTACCACATACCAAATGGCGAAAAATGAATCCCTTGGCGTTCCGACCTTGACCGCCAATCCTGCTGACGCTGACTGGACCGCCGAACTTTTGACCGGCGCTGCTGACCAGTCGCTGAAGTTTGGCAAGCGGGAACTTCGGCCTCATCCTGTAGCCAAGCAGATTCTGGTATCCAACAAGCTCCTGCGCTCCGCTACCATCGACATTGAAGCCTTTGTCCGGGACCGCATGGGCTATAAATTCGCGATCACTCATGAAAAGGCTTTCCTGACCGGCTCCGGCGCAGAACAGCCTCTTGGCGTCTTCACCGCTTCGGCTGACGGCATTTCCACCGCGAGAGACGTTGCCACCAGCAACACCTCCACCGCCATAACCGCTGACGGCCTGATTGAAGCTAAATACAGCCTTAAACAAGCCTACTGGGATAAAGCCACCTGGATATTCAACCGCTCTGTCCTCAAATCCATTCGCAAGCTGAAAGACGGCGACGGTCAATATCTCTGGCAGCCCGGTATCACTGGCGGATTGCCTGACAGAATTATCGAGTGCCCTTACAAAATCTCTGAATACGCTCCGGCAACCATGACCACCGGCAAATATGTTGGCATCCTGGGCGACTTCTCGTATTACTGGGTAGTTGATGCCCTGGATCTGCAAATTCAGCGCTTGGTCGAATTGTACGCCGCTACCAACCAGACGGGCTTTGTTGGCCGCTTCGAGACTGACGGCGCTCCGGTGCTGGAAGAAGCCTTTGCCCGTGTAACCCTGGCCTAGTGTCATGAAGTCTCTCGGATATTTAAACGGGATGCTTCGTGATATCTGGGAACTCAGGAATTGGGCGAATGAGGAAATGCAGAAAGGCCAAAGGGTAAAGGGTTCTCATATTGCTAAAGTTGCCGACAGAATAGAAAGTAAGTTCAACCGCTATCAAAGCGGCTCGTTTTTGCAATACGACCCTTTGATAACTCCGCGTCCTCCCCTTCTGAGATAACCCAAAAACGAATAATCAAAAATGGAGGTTTAAATATGAATCTTTCCCAGAATATCAAAATTACTCTCGTCAATGCCGCTGCTGTGTCTGCCGGTACTGAGATCGACGCTACCGCCGTAGACATGAGCGGCTTCGACGGCGTTGTCTTTGTGGCTAGTGTCGCCACTGCTAACGCCGGTAACTTCATGAAAGCCCAATCCGACACTGACGTTGCCCTGGGAACTGTCGCTGACCTTGCCGGGACTAAAGCCGTAGCTGGAACCAATGGCGCGTTTATCGGCGTCGACGTGTACCGGCCTATCAAACGGTATGTGCGTCCCGTTGTTATCCGCGCCGGTGCGAATACGGCTGTCGGTGACATCTACGCTATCCAGTACGCTGGCCGGACACGTCCTGTTGTCAATGCAGGCATGATCTTGTCTGTCAGCCCGGCAGACGGCGCAGTCTCGTAATTATGGGGGCGGGTAGTCCGCCCCTAATCCAATACATGGAGGTGTAAAATGGCTTCTGATGCAACTTATCAAGCCAAGAACTATGAGAAGCAGGGAGCATCCGAGTGGGTAGTTGGTGGACTGCTAACCATTGCGGCGGGAGGCGTCGTTGTTCCTGACGGTCAAACCGCTCCCCCTGTCCTGACCGCTCTTGCTGGCGGCGATACCAATATCGCTGATGCCGTGGCATCGATCAATGCCATTATCGCCGCGCTCAAAGGTGTCGGTATATCCGGCTAAAGGAGGGCTTTAAATGACTATAGCTCTCTCCGCCAACGCTTTAACAACGCTGGCTAATCTCAAAATGTACATAGGCCTTGACCTGGCCGACACTTCACAGGATACCCTTTTGACTATCCTTGTCAATTCGGCTTCACAGCGCGTGGCGGACTACTGCAACCGTGACTTTGCTTTGCAGCAGTACACAGACAACCTCGTCGGCAACAACCGGCAGACAATCACGCTGAAGCATTATCCCGTGATGTCGCTTATCTCTGTAACGATGGACGATAATGTCATTGACTTGACTGATATCGACATCGACAGCGAAGAGGGGCAGCTATTTGACGCGGCGTCTATTTGGGACCAGCCAGGGAACCTGCAAAACTCGCTTGCACAGTTTCCCTCTGATTTCCAGATTGCCATGCTTAGCGCCGAAGCCAATCTGCAAAAGCGGAATATCTTCATCACCTATACCGCTGGCTATGTGCTTCCAAAGGATGATAGCCCTGCCGCTACCCCTCCGGTAGCTCGCACGCTTCCATGGAGCCTAGAGGAAGCCGTATGGCAGCTTGTTTCGATCAATTACAATATGAGAGGCGCGGAACATACCGAAGTCGAAGCGTATACCGGCTGGCGTACGCACTATGTCAAGGATATCCCTGTCTGGATAACTGACAAGCTGGATAAATACCGGCAGGTGATCGTAACATGAGCAGGAGAAGCGTAATTCTGCAATGGCCGATTAACACCAACGACGATGAGGGAAACGTGCAACAGGACTGGCAAAATGTCTGCTCGTTATTCGGCGTTTTAATAGCTCAGTCGGATAGCATCAAAAACGAGTCTACCGGCTTTGCTGAAACGTATGAGTATATGTTTTATACCATGCAGTGGTCAGAATTTCTCGTCGTCGGGAACCGAATACTTGCCAATGGCCTTCCGCTTTACATCAGCAAAATCCTAAATCATGGCCGTAAAATTGTAATTGGCCTTGATAGCTATGTGAAAGAGGCAGGCAATGGCTAGGAGAAGGGGCGGCGGCGCTCCTAATCATTCTGCGTTTAGCCGGTATTTTGCCAGCCTCCCGGATGTGGTGAACGAAAAGACGCTGAAGGTGATCAAAGAAGGATCTGAGTTGGTAGTAGCAGAAGCTAAAAGCCTTTGTCCTACCGGACCGGACACTAAAAGCGCAAATTATCCGGGCGCTCTCCGCGACAGTATAAAGTACGATCTCAAAACCACGCGCAAGGGAACCCGCTCCATCATCACGGCTGGGGCTAAAAACCCAAAAACAGGCGTACCATATGGCCAATATGTGGAGTTTGACCCGAAAAACAATGGGGAATATAAATTCATGTATCCGGCAATGGATAAATACTCTCAACAGATTCACAATGATATTCTGGCGGCAATCCGGGAGGGGGTGCGGGCTAATGTTAAATCCTAACCCTGCGATAAAGGAGGCGCTTATTGGTGATTCTGCGCTAACGGCCAAAATAGGGTCAGGCAGCGTATACCAGACATATCCCAGCATCAAAACCCTTCCGCCCTTTGTCATCTTCCGGGAGATCAACAATAAACCGGCGTTTGGTGCCGACGATGCCGAATATGCCGCCGAAATCACTATCACTATTGATGGCGTAGCCTCTGACAAAACACTGTTAGAGGCTATTCTGGTGGATGTTGACCGCATTATGGTTAGCATCGGCTATTACCGGGACAGACTGGGGCCGGTGCTGACAAGCAGCGGTAACTTTGTCCGCGAAATCAGATTCAAAACCGAAAAGGAGGTTTAACTATGGCAATGAGAGTAGGCGTAAAAAGCCTATATTATGCTCTGCTGACTAGCGATACCAGCGCAGGAGTGTCTTATGGCACTCCGGTAGCTGTTCCTGGTCTGAACAAAGCGGGCCTGACGCGGAAATCGACCCGCGACACCTTCTATGCTGACGATGGTCCGTATGATACCGCGCTGGCCAAGGATGTTTACGAAGTCGAATTGATTGTGGCTGACTTGCCGCTGGCGACCTATAACACCCTCATGGGTATTACTCAGGTTGGTGCAGAGGGCAGGCCGACAATGAACGATGTTTCTCCTTATGTTGCGCTCGGGTTTGCTGCTACAAAGGCAAACGGAAATCTTCGGTATTATTGGCTGTACAAAGGACAGTTTTCTCCTGCCGACGAGGATAACGAGAGCAAGGGTAATACCGCAAAGCTGAAGCCGGTAACGATCAAGGCAACATTCCTGGGCCATATCTACGACAGGAGCCAGGAAAGAATCCTTGATGCCGATGACCCGAACTATCTGTCAAGTATGGGCGCGGCGTTCTTTTCCTCTGTTCTGCCGTCCGCCGACAGTACTCCACCGACCGTCTCCAGCATCGTCCCAGCTGCTAACGCCACGGGTATTGCAGTTGGTTCAACTGTTGCATGGACATTCAGCGAGGCTATTGATGTCAATTCGATTACGGCAGGCAACTTTGTCGTATTCGCTGATACTACCGGTACCGCCGTAGCCGGTGCGCTGACCTATAACGCCGGGCATACGGTAGTAACCTTTACGCCGACCGCCAACCTGACAAGCGCGGCTGTTTACCGGACAATGGTAAACACCGATGTTAAGGACATGAGCGGGAACAGGATGGCCGCTCCGAGTATTACCAAGTTTACCTGCGCGTAAAGAACAGCATGAGAGGGGCCGGGAAACCGGCTCCTTATTATTGGAGGGCATTATTTTTATGAATACTCCCGAAATCAAGATTGATGGCAAGAAATATATACCCAGCAAGCCCAAGGCCGGGGTATGGCGCGAGATCATGGAGTTTGACGAAGGCCGCAAGCAGATTTTAGCCAAAGAATTTATTGACGAACACGCGAAAATTATTGCCAAGGTTTTTAGTATGCCACAGGTTACACCTGACAGCATTATGGATAACCTTGCAATTGAAGATATTGTACCGCTTTACTTTGCCTGTTTTGGCTGGATATGTGGCCAAATTAACAGTAAACTTGAACAACTCCCAAACTTGGAAACCCCGACACCGGAATAGATGTTTCCTGCCTGTCGGGGTATGAAAAGGTAGTATATTTTTACTCATCCCTGCATGAATCATGCCATTGGACATGTGAAGAGGTTGATAATACCGAATTAGCCTATTTGCTTGATATGGTTATAGTTAAGTCAAAAACACGACCGGCGAACCCAGAAGAAAAAATACATTTTATAGACGAAATTTAGGAGGATAGCCAATGGCAAAGGGTAAAAAAGGCGTACAGGTTGATGAGCTATTTCTAAGCCTTGGCATAGATACTTCTGACCTTGAAGCCGATTTAATAGGCGCTGATAAGTCAGTCAGTGACGGCATTGCGATACTGAAAACAAAGATGCTTCAAAACAAGCTCAAAATGGAGATCGACCAGTCCGCCTTTGTTGGCGCGGAAAATTCTATGGCTGCTGTAGCAAATAGGACTCAACACCTGACAACTCAAATGAATCTACAAAAGGTTACCGTAGCGGCCTTGTCCGCAGCATACCAAAAGGCTACAGCAGATGAGAATCTAAGCGCAGCAGCAAAAGACAGGATGCTTACCCGCTTGCTCAGGGAACAGAAAGCGGAAACAGACCTTGCTAGGCAGATAAAAGAAACCAACGCGGCGCGGTCATCGGTCGGGGCAGCGGTCGGCGGAACCGGACTGGAAGGGATAACTTCCCTTTCGTCAAGATTCGCCATGTTGACTGGAGGAATAGCCGGAATAGCGGCAGCGTTCGGGATTGACAAGTTAGCCACCGCAATGAAGGATGCAACGCTAAAAGCCATTGATGTCGGTGAGTCTATATTTAGATTATCACAGAGAATGCATTTATCGGGTACGGATGCGGCGGAACTCGGAAGACTTCTGAGCATTACCGGTGTTGACGCTACCGCCTTTTCAACTACTATGATTAGGCTGGATAGAAGCATAGAGAACGCCGGTCATAGTGGCAATGACACGACAAGGGCGCTTAAAGATTTTGGCGTTTCGTTAACAGATGAAACGGGCAAGTTGTTGCCGATGAACGCACAACTTGCAAAACTGGCAGAAGGTTATAAGGAAGCATCCAAAAGAGGCGAAGAAGAAGAATTTGTTACTCGAATTTTAGGCGCTAGGGGGCAAGCGTTAATCCCTGTTTTAGCCGAATACGCCGAAGCGTTGGAACGCATAGGAAAAACAAAAACTTCTGGGATAGACCCTCAAAAAGCACACGAAGCCGAAATGAGCATGAAGCAATTAACTGAACAAACAAAGCAATTTGAAGTAGCTTTCGGAAGTTCGATGTTGTCATCTACGAAGCGCATTAATCAATTAACCGGATTTATTGGCGCTCTCGTTGAAAAAATGAATCAACTTAACTCCAAAAGCGAAGAACTGGAAAAAAATCGCTCATCTTTCCTTCCTTACTGGTTAATGGATAAGTTTATGAGCATGATATCACAACCAGTTCCGCCTCCCGAGCACACAGAAGAGTCTATGCGAAATGCAAAGGGAGATGCAGACGCAGCAAAGAAAGCCACTGAAAATTCCAAAATAAACGATCAAACACTAAAGGCGCAGCAAGAATTAGATGCCGCGCTATATAAATCAACACATACCCGCATAGAAAACGAAATTTATGAGATCGACCAAAAGAAAAACGCCGCTATAAAATCCGGCGTTGAAGAAACTGTCGCCACACAACAGTCCGAACAAGCCAAGGCAGAAGTCATCAAGAAGTATAACAAGGAAATTGAAGAATCACATATAGCTCTTGAAGATGCGCTACTAAAGGCAACAGACCACGGCCTACAGGCTAGGCTTGGAGAAATCAATAGAGAGCGTGACGCCTGGGTTAAAAAGGCTCATGATGAAGTTTTAGCGACTGAGTGGGCAGAGAATGAAAAGATAAAAGCTGTCAAAGATGCCGTCCGGGCTAGATATGGTGAAGAGATTCGCGCTGTAGAGGCGGCAATGAAAGCAAGCCAAGACCCTTTGGCCGCATACAATAAAGCGCATGAAGCCGTCATGAAGAACATGGATATTGAGTCAAACGCCTTTGATTTTGTGAGGAATCAGCTTGGCGTGAAACTTCCCGGGGATACATCAAGCCGCGTCCAGATAAGCAACAATACAATAAGTTCCATAACTGAAGTTGTGAAAACTCTTCAATATAACGCTCAACTACTGGAAAAGGCATCAATGAGAAATCCCGGTAGCGGAGGCGGAACCGTAAATATGGGGGGAATAACCGTACATCTTGGAATTCAAACCGCACAAAGCGAAGTAGATATTGTTAGAACGGCGGATAATGTCGCTAATATCATCACTCGAAAAGTGGAGGACAAGCTAAGCGACATCGGAGGTGTTAAGAATGATTATTAATATTGGCAGTGCCAACTCATTCAAGACACCTGACGGCTGGAAAGTTTCTCCCGATGACCGACAAAGCCGCGACGAAATAGTAGGCGGTATATACATCCAAGACCTTGGCCTGGTGGATAACGGCGAAACCCTATCCTGTCAGGCTATTTTTGATTCTGCGAATTGGGCAACAGTCAAAGGGTACTGGCTGGCGAGAACTCTTGTTGATGTGACTGACCCGGACGGAAACGACATGGGTAATAGGCGGGTAGTGGTTAAGGATTACACGAGAACAGGGACGAAGATCCACCCGCATATGTATTCGGCAACTCTTGAATTCTGGAAACTGTAGGAGGTTAACATGGGCAGCGAAATGTTTAAAGGAGTATGGGAAGCTCTTATTGCCTTTGGTGTATTTATTGGGCTTGTTTCTGCTGGTGTTATTTGGTTTGTCGTTTGGCTAATAGGCCACTTACAATGGATATAGGAGGTTAAACCATGGCATATTTGCATCTTTACGCAGGAACCCCAACCGCCGGCGGTACTGACGGCCAATTACTAAGCGAGGGCGATCATTCCGCTCCAGTGACAATCGGGCCGCTGAACGCCTCTACCAACCAGGTGTCAAGTCCTGTTAAAATGGCGATTCGAGCCGATGTTGATTCTGTTTCTGGTCATGCCTATGTAACCGGTGACACCACCACCATAACGCCAACTGGAACCACGGCGGCAGATTGGGCTCTTGCTCCTGACAGCAGCGGTAGCGCGGGAACGTTTGGCAGTTATGGCGCAGCATTGACGCTATCCTCTGGCATCACAAACACCAATACAATATTCTGGGCCAAGGCTAAAGCAGTAAGCGGCGAAACTCCGGCGAGTGATATTTCTGTCGGCCTGCATGTTGTTTGCGGAACAATTAACCTGGCCTCGTAAGGGGTGACTACATGTCTACAACCTTTGACCCTAGTAATAGTTCTGCAACACTATCTAACGGAAATTTAACAGCGTCTTTTTATACTTCGCAGGCGTTTAGCGATACCACCAAAACCAGCGGTAAGGCATACTGTGAGCTAGTCTTAAACAGCGGAACAGAGGTAACGGTAGGTATCAGTACAGCCTCTGGCGTTTCTGTTGGCTGGGGCAATACCATAGCCTTCCAAAATGTTTCCGGCCTGTCCATTGGTGATGTGATCGGACTTCGCCTGGATGCTGACGCCAAGACATTCGATGTTTATATCAACAACACTTATTTTGTCACAAAGACCTTTTCGGCCTCCGGTCCTTATTATTTAATTGCGGGACTAGGGGCGGACACGGCAGAGGTAACAGCAAGATTCTCCGCTTCGGTAATGAGCTATCCAAGCCAAGGTGACTTTGCGGCATGGGATTCTGGGGGATCCTCTTTATCTGCCGATTTTACCGTCAATACAATGAGGATTGCTTTCATCCCTGTATCTTTGGACATGACGGCTGACACTAAGCGAATAGCCTACAATCCTTTGTCATCCAGCTTTACAGCCGACACAAAACGCATAGCGGCATGGCTTGCTGATTTTTTAGCAGACACCAAACGCATGACCGGGAAGACATCGGACTTTATTTCTGACACCAAACGAAATGTTTTTTCTGGCTGTGATTTTCCCGTCGACACGAAACGGCAGATAGCAAACTCCCTATCCGGGTATAAATCCCTGGTTGTTACACTGGAAGCAAAAACGCTGTCAGACACCTTTAAAATTGACACATACAACGCCTTGACAATGCAGCAGATATTCAGTAGCCAGATAAATGACTTTCCTTTTAACTGCTTTATCGACTCTGCCGACCTTGACACAAAGACCGGCCTGTCATCGGCTACCGCTCATTATGACATTGAGCAACTGCTTTATAATCCTATCTACTTGGGCTATCTATCCTTCCCATCGCAGTACACTTCTAGTTATATCATGGGGCGATTAATTCAAGGGCTGGGCAAGTCAGCCAATATTTTGATTGATGACCACATGCCTCCGGTGGACTTCGGGTCAACGCTGTACACATACCGAGATCTGGCCGCTATGCTGTTCGGATGGACAGACCAACTACCCAACATCAAAACAAATGTTTATATGCGGGGCAATACGGTCAATGTTATCCAGCGCGGCCATGAAACCGGCAATGTGTCTTTGGTCAAATATGATTACGCCAAAGTCAGCCAAAAATACGTTCGCACTCTTATGTTCGGGCCGAAATATGGCGGGGTTATAGGCGGGAGTGTTATTGGCAGGAAACCTCCCAAGACTTCTGGCTCACAGTATTTTTCAGGGACTGTTGGTGACGGCGACGAATCTGTAAGCTATAGCAACGGCCTCACAACGTCTGAGACGCACACAAATAACGGCGTGACCCAAACTACCACTTACTCCTATTCCGCGTCCCTGCCGCCTGCGTACATCCTGGAGCGGGTACAAACTAATCCTACTCAACAAGTAGTTACCACTTACTCCTATTCCGGGACCGTCATGCAAAAAGAAACTGAAACCACTTATACCCCTGACGGTAGCGGCGGCTGGACGGCGGGAACGGTAAAAACTACCCGGTATGTACCGCTAGGCTCAACTTTCTACAGCATTGTTGTGGAATCGAATGACAAAGTAGTATCGACAAGCATCACACGGGGGATACCTTCGGGCCTTGCGTCTGCGTTTGAGATTCAGCAGGACGATACGCGGCTACATGGTAATAGTGGTAGCGAAGTAAGACCGACATGCACACTTCCCGGCGTTTATCTTGGCAGCGGCAGCTTCCCGGTGTCTGACTCTGCGACTATGACCCGCATTGGAAATGCAATCGTATACCTGCACGGATCAACAGAGGAAAGAGTCTCGCTGAAGTGTTACGACTATTCAATTATGGACTTCGCCAACACATACAACTGGAACGGCAATAAGTATTTCCTAGAGCGCAACACAATAACCTATGGCGCTAGACGAATGGAACAGGCGGTAGAGTTGGTCAGGTATACTCCTGGCTATCTTGGGACGGCAGGAAGTCCGGCATAAAAGGGAAAACCGCCCGAAGGCGGCTAGTATCATCTAAAGTATGTTGTTTACTTCTCCCCACAACAGATATTCATTCCACTCAATTTCCTTCGTCAGTTTCCAGAATTTTTCTGGCAAGTGACTTTCGGTATCTTTGGCCGCTCTCGCCAGTTCGCCGCATTGGTTCCGAAGGTCACATATTTTGTTTTGTATCTCTTTATATAGGGTGTTCCTGTTCAGTCGTTTGAAGTTTTCGCCCGTCATCCCTTCTCCACTCCTTCAATAGTTTTCTAACCCTGTCGTATTCTTCATCGCTCATTCGGATTGACCGCATTTTCCCCACCGGGGGGCGTCCTGCCCCCTGCCGTGCGCCGCCTCTCATGCTGCTCTGCCAAACGATTTTACGATTGCTTCCAATAATGCCTGATTGCTTTTCTTAAGGTACAGGGTGGAGAAGAGAGATACCACTAGGGTTAACTCCGTGTTTTGCTCTGACAGGTAGTGCAGGTGGTAGCAAAGGGCCTTATCTTTTTCTTGGTCTTCTGCGGTCGGAAGGGCTACAAAGTATTCGATGTTGTACTGGTCTAGCATTTCGCCGAGTTTTTCAATTAAGTCGTGTATTGAGGGAAGACCTTCAGTCGTTTCGTGAATCGGAATTCTGGTGTCGAATAATTTCATTTTTACAGCCCCTTTCTTTATCTACTCTAATAATATCATGTTGTTTAGATATTGTCAATACAATTTCATAAAGATTATCAAAGTATTTTTGAGGTGATTTTATGGGAGTTGACAGGCTGGCCGGCATAATAGCTGCGGCAATAAACAGACCTGACGTCAACGCAATACAGGGCCAATATCTTGGCGACTCTGTTTTGGTGAATGGCCGTACATACCCCTCTGACTTAGCTGTAGACCAAGATATAAATTATGGTGATTATGTATGGGTAGTCATCAGCGACGACGGTATTGGCGTAGTGGTGGGGTCATGAAGTTAGAGCAGATTCTAGGCATCGACAATAACACCATTCAGACAGTAAGCGGGGCGAAGTACGCTATTGGAAACGCTCCGCATAATATCGGTGATTGGGTGCAAGTTGAGGATGATTGTGTATTCGGTACCGTCCGGTCGCCGCAATATGTCGGCAAGGCGAAAGCTGTCGGCAAAGGACTTTTCTGGCTGTATTTATCCTCTGTTGTCTGGGATGGTTCAAAAAATATTGTCGGCTATTCTATCGCGCATATGCCGGATGTTAACGACCCGACCACAATAGAAGAAATATCCAATATCCCGCTTCCGGCCATAAACTATGATTATCAGTCTTATGTCGGTCACGCCTTCGATGAAACGCGGCAAGCCGTCTTTGTGGTTAGCGCACCGTCAGCAGATAATAACTCTTTGACGGTAGATAATCCGGCGGACGGCAGCGCAGTAACAATACCCTTCAACACAAACAGACCGCGTGTACTTTCTCAGGCTGTTGTCGGCGGTCAGCCTATGGCGATGGCACAATATGACGACGGAGGACTGACAAGCAGTATTGGAATGGTTGTTACTTCGGGGGGCGATGTGGTCCATAATAGCACATCTATAGACGGCTCTTGGGGTGATGATGTTTATTCAAAGGCGTCAGCGGGATACAGCAGTAATATAAATGCCATTGTTGATGTACCGGGATTCGCAGAGTCTTATGGTGGGCCTGGGGCTTATTATGAACTCACTGATTTATTCAGAACAGATATTAGCTCGGATATCTCTTGCGCCTTTATAACTCCTGACGGAACATGGTTTTATATCATGGTCCTTAATGCTTCTGTTTGGCAGAACATAGTTATCTATGCCGGGGCCACTCCGGGTTATGAGCCAGGGCAATACATGGAAACATTAAACGGGCCGAAAGTTGGTGCTGACCTTCGCTTGCTTGTTACCAGTCCAGGAACGGTTAGCGCCTTGCCCGATTCCGCCTATATGAATTATTTAGAATACGGTTACACTTCGGATGAATTTGGGAACTTGTCAAAGGGCGGCGTAACTATTACTAAGGCTCCTGACGGGATGACAATAAACCATATTTATTCTGATTCGGGGGATTACATCATAGCTGAAGGTAATTCCTCTTTCAATTATCAAATTTTGGCGATCAGTAAAAATGATGGGTCAGTAACATCGGTACACAGCAAGGGTAATGCGCCATATTTGACGCTAGGGTCCGCTGAAATTGACGATAGCACTATTCAAGGGTATATAGCAAAACTAAAGGGGTGATTGTGTGAACCAAAGACAACCGCCACTATGGAAGCGAATCAATGGATTCAATGAGCAAACAGCAATCCTGGTCAGCATCATTACCGGCAGTATGTTTTTCTTCTGGACATTCGCGCTGATTATCGCCTGCATTCGCCTTGCAGGTTCACCGGAGTCCAACAACATTTTGACAGCGGCAGAGAATGACATCCAAGTCCTGCTTATCTCTTCAAGCGCAGTAACCGGGGCGCTTACCCTTGCCACTCTGCTAAAAGTACTGAAGTCAATCTGCAAGAAGGAAAATCAAATATGCGCCGAACTTGGCGGCAAGGAGGTAATCAGTGGACGAAACCACGCAAAGTCTAATTCTGGACCTGCTTAAATCAATCCGCGAAGACCAGGGGCATATGCGAACAGAGCAGACAGCAATAGCGCTAGAGGTAGCGGCAATCAAAGAGGCCATGAAAAATGATGGACGATTCTGCCAGGACTGTAAAAGCGTCTTTAGGAAAAGCATTGACAACCTCTACCGACTTCACGCCGAATTGCTGGATAAAATTCATACTCTGGCGATTGACAAAACAGCTATAGCCGTAGCCGCTGAAACTGGCGCTATTATCGAGCAGCAGGTAGGCGAAAAGAGTCACAAGCGTAAAAACCTTATTATTGCCGTGGTTGTCGGTCTGTTGGGAGCAATCGGAAACTATCTGCCAACAATAAAGCCTTGGTTGGTGTCGGTGGTGGATAAAATGAAATGAGCGACCGTATCAAGTGCGTACTGGCGGATAATGTCCTGCTAGTCTTTTTTATGGCTGTTTACCTGTCGGCGTGGACAGCCAACGCATTCGGGAATCATTTTGTCATGTCCGACCTGCAAATTTTGGCTTGGCTAGTCGGCGGGATCCACGCTAATAACAGCCTGCTAAACTCGACTATACCGATGATATCCCAATTTAAAGGGGGCGCTCCTTGTGAACCTTGTAACCCTAGCGGACATTCAGACGGCGGCTGAAGCTGCTAATGGTCAGATTGACCGCATTTATCTTCACTGGTCAGCTGGTGAATATGGTCAGCAGTTTGACGATTATCACATTAACATCGACAAGGACGGCGAAATCTACGTTGACGGCCAGCTAAGAGACTATAAACCCCATACTTGGCATCGTAACACCAATGCCGTAGGCGTCGCACTAGATTGTGCTTACGGTGCAATGACAACGATGCTGGGCGATTACCCGCCGACTCAGGCGCAAATCGAAACGGCAGCTAGG